TACCAGAAGAACCATCTGTACCTGATGAACCACTTGTACCAGAACTTCCGCTTGTACCAGAGGAACCACTTGTTCCAGAAGAACCATCAGTTCCTGATGAACCAGATGTTCCTGAACTTCCACTCGTGCCCGAAGAACCATCAGTTCCTGATGAACCGGATGTACCCGAACTACCACTTGTTCCAGAAGAACCATCAATTCCTGATGAGCCAGATGTACCTGAAGAGCCATTTATACCTGAACTTCCGCTTGTACCAGATGAACCATCAGTTCCTGATGAGCCACTCGTACCAGAAGAACCATCAGTACCTGATGAACCACTTGTACCAGAACTTCCGCTTGTACCAGAACTTCCTGATGAGCCGCTTGTGCCAGAACTTCCTGATGAGCCACTTGTACCAGAACTACCACTAGTTCCAGAAGAACCATCAGTTCCTGATGAACCAGATGTTCCTGAACTTCCGCTAGTACCAGAGGAACCACTTGTTCCAGAAGAACCAGATGTTCCTGAACTTCCGCTTGTACCAGAGGAACCACTTGTTCCAGAAGAACCGCTTGTTCCTGATGAACCAGATGTTCCTGAACTACCACTCGTACCAGAAGAACCATCAGTTCCTGATGAACCACTTGTTCCTGAACTACCACTTGTGCCTGAACTACCACTTGTACCTGAAGAACCAGATGTTCCTGAACTACCACTTGTTCCTGAAGAACCACTTGTTCCTGAAGAACCATCAGTTCCCGATGAACCAGACGTACCTGAGCTACCGCTCGTACCACTTGAACCAGATGTTCCTGAGCTACCGCTCGTACCACTTGAACCAGATGTTCCTGAGCTTCCTGATGTTCCAGAAGAACCTGATGTTCCTGAAGAACCACTTGTACCAGAACTTCCACTTATTCCTGATGAGCCAGAACTACCTGATGAACCACTTGTTCCTGAAGAACCATTAGTACCAGAACTTCCACTCGTACCTGAAGAACCACTTGTTCCAGAAGAACCATTAGTACCAGAACTTCCACTCGTACCTGAAGAACCACTTGTTCCAGAGCTTCCACTAATTCCTGAGGAGCCGGAGCTCCCTGATGAACCAGAACTTCCAAATATTGTTGCAAAAATACATATATCACTACCAACGAGAGGATTTGTATTCGGACCGCTACTTGAAATATACAATACTGATAGATTGTATATTGTACCATTAATTGATTTATTTGTTATTCGGTAAGTATATTGATTTGTTCCTCCTAAGAGTGTTATATACGAACCTATAGTAAGGCTATTCAAATATGATGATACGTTGACTCCGTATTTATCAATCTCATTAATATAAACTGTATTTACTGCTGGTCCTAATGCTCCACTATTTGTACTTAATCTTCCGTTTGAAGGATTTGATGTAAATGCCGCCCACAAATAACAAGTTTGTGCTGGTGTAATTCCTGATGTTCCCGAAGAACCTGAGTTTCCTGAACTTCCACTTGTACCAGAAGAACCATCAGTTCCTGATGAACCAGATGTTCCTGAACTTCCACTTGTTCCAGAAGAACCACTAGTACCGGAAGAACCACTAGTACCGGAAGAACCACTAGTACCGGAAGAACCACTAGTTCCAGAAGAACCATCAGTTCCTGATGAACCACTCGTACCAGAAGAACCATCAGTTCCTGATGAACCAGATGTTCCAGAAGAACCACTAGTACCGGAAGAACCATCTGTTCCTGAACTTCCACTTGTGCCCGAAGAACCATCAGTTCCTGAGCTTCCACTTGTGCCCGAAGAACCATCAGTTCCTGATGAACCAGATGTTCCTGAACTTCCACTTGTTCCAGAAGAACCAGATGTACCAGAAGAACCATCAGTTCCTGATGAACCACTTGTACCAGAAGAACCATCTGTTCCCGATGAACCACTAGAACCCGATGTACCAGAACTTCCACTTGTTCCAGAAGAACCATCAGTTCCTGAAGAACCACTAGTACCAGAAGAACCACTTGTACCAGAAGAGCCATCAGTTCCTGATGAACCACTTGTACCAGAAGAACCATCAGTTCCTGATGAACCACTTGTACCAGAAGAACCATCTGTTCCCGATGAACCACTAGTTCCAGAAGAACCATCAGTTCCCGATGAACCACTAGTTCCAGAAGAACCATCAGTTCCTGATGAGCCTGACGTACCTGATGAACCATCTGTTCCTGAAGAACCACTAGTTCCAGAAGAACCATCAGTTCCTGATGAACCAGATGTGCCTGAACTTCCACTTGTACCTGAAGAACCATCAATTCCTGAACTTCCGCTTGTTCCTGATGAGCCAGACGTACCTGAAGAACCATCAATTCCTGAGCTTCCACTTGTACCTGAAGAACCATCAGTTCCTGATGAACCAGAACTTCCTGAGGAACCACTTATACCCGTTCCACCTGCCAAAGAAATTAAATTCCAACCTGTTTCTAAAGTTGTTCCTGTATTAATTGAATCTGAAGAAAAATCCGCAATAATTGTTGGGTCAGTAACATCCCATCCAATAACGACAGGTATAAAACCGACACTATTGGGGGATTGAAACCCGTCTTTTGAAGTTATGAATCCATTGCTCTCCGCGGCGTTCCATTTAGAAGCATAATCTGTAATATGAAAAACATAAAATTCATTTGTCTCTATGACTCTTACTAACATTCCCACTTTTCTTCTTCCTGAAGTTAGTTGGTCTGATTGTGTTATGAGAATTTCTCCTGAGAATTCGAGAGGAATGTTTGTTAAATTCAAGTCAGTTATACTATAGACAGACATATAACCACCAGCAATATATACATCATATGTTAGAGGCTCAACTGAATTTATTTGTATTCCTGTTGCAGGAGACACAGGTGCCTGAAAACTTGGTGAGTCTCCTTGGTTGTACCAAGCAAATTCACCGTCAACTAAAGGTAATGTATAATTAAATGGCATATCCTATAATTATAATAATCATCAAATTAATGTACCTCCGCGGAAGAAAATATTATTATTATTTTGTGTAATTCTTGACCCTGTATTTGTGAAACTAGAATAAACTCTATATACACCATTCGGTATATTTGTTCCTCCAGTATAATTGAATATTATTGATGACATGTTTGCCCTTTGCGTGACTGTAGTGTTAAGGTTAGGATTATTAATATTTGTCACTAAAGTCGCATATCTTCTCGTCTCTGTTGCAGCAGTAGGAATAATCCATGTATACCAACCTGCAACCCCATTTGGAGTCGTTGTTCCAGAAAGAATTCTTGTTGTTGTCATGGTATTTGCGGTGATAGGTATGTTGTATGCATCAACACCTCTTGTTATGTTATATGTTGCCCCTGTCTTAATAGATGGTTCTGTAACACCCCACCCTGAATACCTCACATATGAGTTCATTTCTATATTAAAAGTATCCGAATTATTTAAGTTTGGAGAATTGATGTTAAAACCTCTAAATACACTTCCTTGAGATGTCATATAGTTGTCTAATTCTGTTCTTACTTCCAGCTGGTTAGAATCTATAAATAAGAAAGAAACAAATTCAACCGCAGGTGTTAGACTTGGGGTTACTGTATTTGTAGGAGTTACTGTTGGAGTTGGAGTTGTAGTTTCTGTGACTGATGGTGTTGGGGTTGGCGAAGGAGTCTCTGTCGGGGTCGTAGTCTGTGTAGGAGTAGTTGTTTCAGTAACAGACGGAGTTGGTGTTCCAGTTTCAGTAGGGGTCGTAGTTTCTGTTGGAGTGACCGTGGGTGTTTCAGTATTAGTTGGCGTATTGGTTGGGGTTGTTGTTGGTGTTTCTGTATTTGTAGGTGTGTTCGTAGGAGTTACTGTTGGTGTTTCAGTAACAGATGGAGTTGGTGTAGAACTAGCTCCAAATGAAATAGTGACAGTTGGTGTTGGTGTCATAGTTGGTGTTTGGGATGGTGATTCGCAAGGTGGTAGTGGGGTTTGTGCCGGAGTTCTTGAGGGTGTAGGCACAGGAGGTGTTTTTGTAGGGGTAGGGGTTATTGTAGATGTTGGTGTTTCACTTGTTGTTGGTGTATTTGTAGGTGTATCTGATGGGGTTAAGAAAGGGGTGTTTGTTGTTGTAGGTGTTGGTGACGGTAAAATATAAACGTATTCTTCAATCGTACAATTTTTTGAATCAGTAATTTTAACAATAAAGTTGTTATTGTCATATGGAGAAGGAACGTCAAATGAATATGGAAATATGGTCACACTTGCAACAAATACACAATTAGCACTCATAGAGTCACAATAATAAACTTGTGCTGGTGTATTACCCGTAAAACTTATTATTTCTACTCTTGTCATTGTTCACAAATTATATCGTAACTAATCAACAAATCGACTGTGAGCTGTTGACTGTTTAATGGACCATCAGGTGCCGCTTGTATAGTGATTTGATTCGAAAATTCGTTTACTGTAACTGTCTGAATACCAGGAATTGTTAATATCAAACCCCTTACTGTATTAATCCAAAGATTATCTGAGGGAGGTGACAGAAGAGAATTAGTTGTATAAAATTCGCTTTCATAAGTATCACCTGCCGGTTCAACCATTACTCTCGCAGTAAAAGTTGCGGAACTCAAAATACATCCACTGTTAGTTTCCGTTAAATCATAAAAACCTTGATTCAACATTTGCAAAAGTCCACATTTTGTCCCATCAGTAATTTGGAATTCCTCACTACCCATGGAATAAATCTGATAAGAAACATAACTCGAACCACACGTTATTTGAGTAGTTCTTTGTAAAGTACATCCACTACTATCTATTATAGAAACTGAATATGTTCCAGCCGTAAGTCCTGTGACCGTAATTGTTTGAGGATTATTTGGTACATTTGCCGACCAACTAAACGTAAAAGGTGGCACACCAGATGAAATGAAAGCAGTTATTGTTCCTTCACTACCACTACCACAACTCGAAGAATAAAGACTATATGAAATTGGCTCTGAATAATCAACATAAAATTGTTCCGAAATTGTACATCCGTCCGCATCAACGACCGATACTGAATGTAGACCAGAAGAAACATTTGTGAATGTGACTGCTGATTGCGTTGTATCGAGTATCTGTATAGTATTGTCTAAAATATAATCAAAAGGTGATGTACCTCCCGAGGTTTTTGTGACTCTTACAATCGCATTAGAATTACCACAAGTAGTACCAGTAATTTGTGTTGATATATTAAATTTGTTCGTCGCTATAATGGTCTCTTCTTCTTGATATGAACAGCCTGAGCTGTCTGAAACCACTACAGTATATGTACCTGCCGTTAAGTTTGTAAAATCATATGATGTACTTAATGTTGAAACCGAAGTTGTATTTGATGTTGGATAAATTAATGTATAGGTATATGGAGTTGTTCCTCCAACAACATCTATCGAAATTACTCCGTTATTTTGAGAACAGTTTGAATTTGTACTATTAATTGAAACTGAGCTCATACCATTTGGTGTGAGTAGTTGTGCGGTTTCAGTTATACTACAAAATCCTGAATCAGTAACCTTGATAGTTACGGCACCTGCAGTTAGTCCTGTTACTGTGAAAGTTTTAGCATAAGATATTTGAAATGCACCTGTAGATGCCGAATAAAAATAAGGGACGGTTCCTCCCGTGATTACCATCGTGAGTGACCCATTATTTTGAAAACATGTTGGTTGGGATACTATAAAATTTCCAAATCCAATAGGGTCTACTTTCGGTACTGTAAAGCTTTTACTTAAAGTACATCCAACATAATCTGTCACTGTAACACTATAAACTCCTTCAGTCAATCCTGTAATTGTATCCCCTGTCTGACCATTATTCCAAAGATATGTGTAGGGATAATAACCAGTTTGTCCTGTAATGTATATTTTGCCAATTGCAGAACCTCCACAAGAAGAATTAGGAACTATGTACGCATCATAATCAAATGGTGTTGAATTACCAATTACCATGGTTTGACTTTGTCCCGTGCACCCCCCTAAATCAAGTACAGTAATATAGTACGTTCCAGCACTTAAACTGTCAAAATTTACAAAATTTGTATTTGTAGTTGCAGAGTTTACGAGTGTACCCGCCGAAGTGTAAAGATAAAAATTTGTAGATGAATAATCTGAACTAGAGCTTGCACTTATAGAACCATTTTGTAAATCACAAGTGGTATTATAAACATTAGTTATATTTGTACATACTCCACTTGATACTGGAATACTAGCCAAAAATTGTAGATTGGTAGGTAATGTACTATCACTCAATCTAACCGCATAAGCCTGAGCACTTAATCCTGTTCTTACCGATGGAAAAGTTGTAATTGTATCATATCCCAAATCAGGTGATTCCCAAGTAACTATGTATGGTGGTGTACCACCGAAAGGTAGAATACTTATACTACCTGATGAATTACTTTCACAGTCTCCTGTGATTAATATGGTATAATTAAATTCAGCCATCACAACTTATTTCTATATTTATACCAACATTTAAAAACAGGTTCTCTCCGATGTTAATTGGTGTCATAGTCAAATTATATACAGTCAAATCATTACCATTTAAAAAATATCCCAAATTATATGATGTTAGTTGTGGTAAATTATTTATAAGAGCAGTTCTCCAAGCAGTATTTGTAGGAACGTCAGTAGAACCGTAGCCCGTATAGAATTGTTCTTGAATTATTATTTGGTCATTCAATCTTAAATCTACAAACCATTCTGATTTTAAAGAATCTAATAAACAATCGGTAATTAATAAACCTTGTGATGTTAGAAAATTATTCAATCTGTTGTTCAAAATACTACTGAAGTTTGAAACAGTAATATCCCCGTTTAACCAAGGATAGATTGAAAAGTCTACAAACTCTTTGCTGCAGGTATAATCAAAAATATTCGAAACAATATAACAAGATTGTACCGGTACAGGTACAAATTCACACCCTCTCTGTCTTCTATATACAAATTTTTGTCTGTGGAAAATAGAATTTTCATATTTTATTCCTGATGTCCATATTGTTGTTGCTGGAACCATTTGTTCAATCAGTTTCATCCAATAAGGACCAAGTCCCTCAACATAATCAATTAACTTTTGATAGGTATACTTGTTATTTGGAATACCTACGGTTTGTTGTGATTCTATGTATTTCCAAAATATTGATTGTAGAGTTGGATAGCCTCCTGTTTTTCCATCGGTAATAAATTGTCTATTTCTCGTGTTGATTGTATTTTGCCAGAAAGTCTGTAAAAATTCAAAAAATGTTTTCTTTTTCGGTTCAGGATTTATGTAGGTTATATCTATACCACCTGGTACTACGAATGTCGCACTAAAACCAGATTCAGGTATTGGATAATCAAAATTTACAGATTCGTCCCAAACATCATAAGCCAAACCTTGTCCAGGATTCAAAGCAATTTCAACATTCTTCGCATTCAAAACTAACTTCTCATTATCTACGAAATAATAAGCGTTATAGTTTCCCTGTTTAGATATTCTTATTTTATCGTCGTCCGCCAACCATGATTTATTATTATCAATAACCTTTCTAAGTTTGAATCCCTCGGTCATAAAAGGAAATTGTCTATATAAATCCAAATAGATTTGACCATAGGTGAAAGGTTGTAATTGTGTTTGTATATCATAATTTTGTCCAGTATAGATTGCGCCGTTCAAAACTACTTCATCAGGACTTCTGTGTTGTGGGGTTACTTGGTACCAGCCAGCGCCTTTTTGAAAGAACATATTTTCGTTAGGTGTTGGAGCTTTGGGGAAACCCTCATCGTCAACAGGATAATCTGCTCTATCAACATTAACTTCTTGATACTCATCAGTCACAGTAAAAGCTGTGTACAGTTGACCCTTTATTTTATATGTGTCTCCAGGTAGTAGTGATGGTAATTCTTGTACGTAAGTACCTCCTGATATGGCTGCGTATTGAGAGTCAAAGACCTCCATATTTATTTTTTGGTCAGCCAAGTATATGTGTTCGTTAAATTCTACCAAGGAATCAGGAGCACCTATTAATCTCAAGAGAAATTCTATAGACCTTCTTGTTCCTTTGGATTTGAAAAGATAAGCAGAATTTAAAATTAAATTTCTGTAGAATTGGTAATTGAGTTCTGTTGGTGTCAATGTTCTAGAGAAACCAGGATACTCATTCACCGCTTGATTTCCAAAAACACTTTGTAAAAAGTTCTCATCTGCAATTGGCGAAAAGTTAGAAGACCATCCTAAAGTTCTTGCTAAGTTATACAATAATTGAGATGGTATGTCATTTGCCGGTACGTAATCGACTGAGGTCATGTACGCCAAACCGTCAATAAAAATTTTTATTTCATCAAAACTTCTACCATAAAGTTGAAATACTTTTTCAACCTTTTGTCCCAAAGTATCGAATTCTTTTAATGAACCTGAAACCAAGAATCTCGACAATAGATTAGTTTTAAACTCGTCCATGTTTACTGCAACGGATTCTAGTCTCTCCAAATAATTGTCAAAACCAACTGACCTTATATCTAAGTTCCATGTACCATCTTTCGGCCAAGTCACCAATACATTCGAAAGATAAAATTGACCAAAATCATCCTGTTGAGGAACTTTAAAATCTGCAGTGTATTCGGGAGATACTAATCTGTTCAGAAGATATTTTTCTATTACATCAAAATTTTCTTCGAACACTTTATCGACGGTCATGTTATTTGGTCTAATAACAAAATCTTGATAATAAGTTGTTGCAGTTGTACCAAAAGGTGCTCCTGAAACATAAAATGAAATTGTACCTGTACTTAGTGAGGGTGAAGGTGTAAAGGATTCTATCTTATATTCTATATCATCGATATGAATTGCATAATCCAAATAAGTTTTGGATAAGTTCCTATACTTAGAAACTTCCATTTCTCTAACACTAAGATTAGTTGTTGCGTTTGTTGAATAATCTATTTCAAAAGGATTATTAATCCTATTAACATTAACCTCGAAATAAGTCTCATTATTAACTGAGTCGAAAGAAATATTTGTTGCGGTTGCTCCCGTTGTAAAATTTAATTGTGAATAGAGTACATCCAATCCAGCAGGAAAGAAATTAATAATCTTTGTGATAGATACACTAAATCTTTTAGCCAGAGAACCATACATCGAAAAATTACCAACTTGTGAAACATCAAAATTTGGTACTACTCTGAATTGTGTCTGTAAGATTCTATCACCTTCTAAGGTTGAATTTATTTGTAAGTTTTCTAAACTAATAGGTGAAGAAAATGCCCCAACATTAAAAGTTCTATTAACTTTTTCAGCAACAGACGTTGTAAATTCAAAATTACCTTGGGTAAGACCTCCTCCATTAACCGTTTGTAATCCTACGATTTCATCCGAGAATGTTCCAGCTCCACTGCCTGGCCTCGGAGGATAAAAATATTTTTGCCTTGTTGACGCCATTAGCTCGTTATTGTGTTAAAGTTCTTACTGAAATCTATATTGTTGCCCCTACTTTCTCTAACCTCGTACAACAACGCGTTGAATTGGTCTCTAATCTCATATAAGTTGTATTGTCTGTAAATGTTATTTGCAGAATCGTATATTGTGTAAATTCCATCATCAATTGATTTAGTTTGATTTCCATAAAGAGCTATCGCCAGTGATGAAATATCATACTCTACCATTTCAACTTCTATACTTACAGGATTGAAATATGTGTTGCTTATAATAATATCTTGGTCTGGTTGTCCTATAAATGGTGTCGCATTTGGTTTGTTTGTTGGTGATGAAGAGGGTGAAACAGTTAAAAAAAGTAAATTTGTCTGCCCATCAACATACCTATACCTAATCGCTTTTTGAGATGTGTTTACTTGATTTGTTATGATTGGTTCGCAATAGAAACATGAAGTTATAATTCTGAAGAAGTTCGGAATTTTTGAACCGTCAGCATTTAAGTATTCAATTCTAAATCCGACTAGACCTTGTGGAACAAATTTATTTAAAAAATTCGAGGGTACATTAGTTAAATCAATAACTAAACCTTTAACATTTGGAAGAGCACTTAATATACCGCAATCCGTTATTGTTGTTCTAATCTGAGCAGCTCTCAAATAAAGAGTGTAAATTCCAAGTTGGTTAAACTCATCTGCCGGTAATGTTAAATTATATAATCCACCTAAAATTTCTACACCATTATTTCCTCCCGTTTCGGAGTTATTAAAATAAGGTCTCAAAATTGTTGATGCATCTAATCTTTTCAACACGAAAGAATTTGTAACATCCCTTGATGGTGTATAATTAAGAATTATCTCCACATCATCTGGAGAAACATCACTTGGTCTCAGTGTTCCATATGTTCCTATTGCCATTTTATTGTATTATATTTTATAAATAGTTTATGTCCTTTTTTCAACGTTGAAAAATCCATATCCATAATTTAATAAATCCCCTAAATTATCTACCTCTCCCAATCTTTGTACTCTTTCAAACGCACTATTTTTTCCTCTCTCAACAAATATGTCTGTCTGAATCTGTCCTTGGTCTATAACTTTTATTAAAGATTCGTCTTTTGTAATTGGTTCTGCAGTTATATTATTTTCAGTTAAACCTGAAGATTGTGCAAAACTTAAAGTGAATCCTTCTTTATAATCATAATAATCAACATTTTGTATAGTATATGCCGTAAATATTGGATTCATATCTGTAATCGCACCGTATATTTCACCATTCTTTATTACAGGTGCACCAACAACATATGTCTTCAATCCGTATTGTGCTAATTCTGTAACTCTAGATTTTGTTTCAGACGAAACTGTAAATGGGACTGTTGTGTAGTTGGAACTTATTTGTGAATTAACTGTGTTGACCGCATCTCCACTAAATATATAATCATAACTTATGGGAGTTGCAGACCAACTTCCAACATTAGATGTAAAGAAAACTCTACCCTTTGGGTTATAAATTACTTCATTTTTAAATGGAACTTTTATTTTTTTGTAAACATCAACGACACCCCATGGATTTACTTGTTTCAATCTTATTGTGTATGAGTTTACTCCTGTTGGATATGTATGTGAAATGTAATTAGGTGTATAAGTAGTTATTACTTCTATTTGTGAGCCATCACCCCAATCTACTGAATAAGTAGAGAGTTCAATAAACTTTTGATAATTTTGCGATGTGTTGTAAAAATAATATGTATATGGTGATGAAGTTGTTGCTGAGAATAAAAAATTTGTTACGATGTCTTGTTGTAAGATTTCTCCATCGAAAGGAGTATAATATCCTGCATCATATGTTGTTTGTGTCAATAAAATAGGAACTGTAAGTCCTGTCAGAGTAGAAGTACCATTTGGTCCTGAACTTATTAATTTTTGCATTGATTCATAATATCCAACACTAACACCATCAACTGTTGTGGTTTTGATGTCGCTAGTTACTGTTTCAGGAGATATAATAAATTTATAAGAATTACTCATGGTCTTGGAGGATTTACGTACTCGAACCATTTAATAGGAGTTGTGGTCCCTATTCTTGTTCCTGTTTTTATGTCGAATATTTTGTAATTTAAATCTATATAATCTAAAACTACTCTATAATAAAAATAAATTGTGCTGTCAAAAGCATAAACATTATTACCAAACGAAGAGGTTGCTAAAGATGATTGAGGCTCGTTCATCATTTTAGTGAATTGCCCTGTACTAGCATTGTAAAATTTTGCAGTCATGTAGAAAGTATTGATGGGTAAGAACTTCAAACTTTTTAACCAATAAATAAAAAAACCTTCTTTATCCCCAATATAATCTAATTTATATTTGGGTTTTCTTATTTTGACAGGGGTTCGTGCCATATTGATGTCCATAAATTCTCCCTGTTGTGTGGGTATAATAATTGTGAAATAATTTTTTTGTCTTTTCTCGTCAACACTATCATAAAAATCCAATTTGAAAAAAGAATTTGAAAATCTGTTTCGGTAATAAAATATATCTTGCGAGGTAAATCCTTCTCCCAAATAACTATTTTGCCAATTTGTAGATGAAGTTAAACTACCACCAGAATAAAAATAAAACTCATAATTTATTTCCGTTTTCCCGTTCGTGTCGGCAGCGTGTGGAAATCTGTTGACCTCAAAATCATACCCAACACCAACAACGTCTTTTACCGATTTTATTTCATATTGGTCAATAGCATCGTCAAGTCCCTCATAATCCCATTTCAACTCAATTGGTATGTTGATGTTTTTATTAGGTGCAATATTCCTTAAAAAATTGAATTTATTCACACTTATCTATTAAAGGTTTATAAGGTACTTCAAGTCCTGTCAATCCGTCGTTGAAGTCGAAGTCTCTATCGTCAGGTATTAATTTAAATATTGTATTTGAATAAGGATATTGAGCTCCATTGAAAAAAGGATAATCTACCCCTCTTCCTAAATTATCAATAAACCCATAGGTGTACAAATCTCTCCATCTAAAACTTTCATCGGACACAGAATAAAATGAATAACTCGGTACTGAGTCTACTTCATTTATTTTTGCAGTTTCGATATAATCAGAAAAAACTCTTATTGTAATTGAGTGGTGTGGTTGATAATAATAACCTGAAGGATTACTCGATATGGATGTTTGAAACACGTTTTGATTGAATTTCAGTTTGTGATAATATTTCGATATTACTCGTTCTATTTGAAAATACTCATTCCATTCACAAAAATCCCCATCAATTATATCTCCTACTTTTAAGTTTTGATTATAATAAAAAGTTTTGGTTACTCCGTTTGTTTGGGTGTAAGAACTTACACCTATACTCGAGTTTGAATTTATATTTGTAGAAGACCACCAAGAGTTATTTGTTTTGGTTATATTGAATAACCATCCCTGTTTTAACGCAACACCGTTTGTTGGTGCATTAAAATATCCCGAATAACCTCGATTAATAATCGTTAAGAATAGTTCTGATAAAGGTCTTTGTTGATTATCTAATAGATTTGCCAAATTCAAGTCTCTCGCAGGTGTAATTGTGTAGGTGTTTGAACTATTTTTTTGTGAGATTCTTGTTATTTTGTTTGGAGTTATTGAACTCAACTCAATTTTCTTTTCGTCATTAAATGAGTTTTTTTCAAATCCTGTTTTGGTCACTATAACATCGTCGATATTAGAAATTATTTTATGTTGTCTGATATAATATTTCGATTTGGTTTCTTCAATATTATCAAAATTAACAACTCTTTTAAAAGTACCAACAACTGAATTAGCAAAAGTATTTCCTGTAAATCCTATATCATAGATACTGAATATATAAACTTCACTTCCAAGTAGGCCATTACCTAAATCGAATACTTCAAATAAAGTTTGTGTTCTATAACTAACAATTTGATTGTTTACTTTGAGTTCAACAGATTCACCTACGGTTAGTCCATGTGGTGATATACATTCAAATGATATAATTGGATTTCCATTTACCGTCGATTTTTTTATAACGAAGGGGATTCCATCTTTTGCAACCCAATCGAATGTTGTATTATTCAAAGTTGCAGATAAATTTACATCAAAATTATTTTTAAACGGATATGAGTAATAATACGTCCAGTTATATGTAAAAGCACTCTTGGACTTATAATTTATGTGAGTGTTTGTTATGTCGTCTCTGAAAAAATCAAATTCATAATATTGTGGGTAGCCTTTCCATACTTTTGTGAAGACTGAACTTTGTCCATCAACCAAATATAAATTATACTGAAATGGAAGGTATTCGGTTGTTCCTGTAAATAAATTTTCATACAAGTAACTTACTTTAAAAGTGGGTCTGAATATTGTTGATGCTTGTCTTTCTTCATCGAATACTTGAGCTAAACTAACATTCGCAGTCCTATCATATTCAACCAACGTTTGACTTTGTTCTTGTAAACTTATTTGCAATTGTTGGTCCTCGGAAGGTGCCGACTTGTATTGTTGAGAACTTGGTATGATTGTAAATCTATTCACTTAACCCGTATTTTTCTTTGAATTTTTCTAATGCCGTTGCACCAACTATTGTTCCGAAATAAAAATGGAATGGTGCACCTACTAAAAATTTATTATTTATTGGAGGTCCCTTTGGTTTAAATTCTGTTCCAGAATTCGGGACAGTATCATTTAGAACATTGAATATGTACCCTCTCATATTCAAGTCATTAACAATCCCACTGCCTTTAAAATATTGATTAAGCACTCTATCGACAGATTGGTAGCCCTCTTGCACAATATCAATTTCATTTGTAGCCCAATTATTTATTTGAGTACCAAAAATGTTTGAATCATTTTGCAAACTCCATCGATAGAATGGTACTATTTGTGTTTTAATACCATAATAATACGGTGTGGCATTTGCCGTAGGTGAACTTCTGAAATTTATTCTACCTGGTGTAATAAAATCTTTAAACTGGAGATTTTCACTTGTCGATGAGAAAAATATACCTATGGTAGGATTGCTTGGAGTTCCGTAAATTCCAACAGGACTATTGTCGGTGTTTGTATCATAAAACTCAGGACTGAATTTTATCAATCCTTCCTCTGAATTTATTGACAACATTTGCACTAAATCACCGTCAACTCTTCTACTCCTACCACTATTTCTACTAAATAAATTTTGAATTGCATCTCCTTGTAAAAAGGATGAATTCAATATTCTTGAAATTACAAATAAATTTATTATATCAGACGTGTCAGAATAACTTGTTGGGTTTAGACCATCTAATATAAATGCATTAGTTGCTGGGTCCAACGTTATTTCGTCGTAAAAACTATCTTTATATCCCAAATCAATTATTGTCGTTGGAAATAAAAGATTTTTTTGGTTTACGGCTGATGACTCGGTCGCATTTTTACCAATAAATTTATTTCGAAGGAGACTGTATGGGCTACTTCTATAATAAAAATTAGAAGTATCGTCATCGAAAAAAACTAAATCTTTACAAAACCTGACATCTGATGGTTTATTTTGTCTATCATAATAAGTGTCAACTTGTATGGGGAATGCAAAAAGTGTACCGTTTACCCAATTGTTTGTAAATGTTTGTGAAAGAACACCCCTACAAATTCCATAGAAAAATTTATATCTAATACCCCATTCATTGAATTTTTGTATATCTTTTGCGAGACCAAAAAGTGGTCTTGTAAATAAGACATAACATCCGCTTTCAACTTGGTCATTTTTAGCGCACGCGGTACTAATACCAAAATTATTACTGAACCCTGTATAACAATCTAAAGAAACCATGTTTTCACAATTGAAACTTTCCAAAACATTAGCTGCATAAATTTGGTCTTCAATATCTGGTTGTATTTGGTCCGCACCTACAGGATATTGGGAAGATATTGAATTTGTTGTTGGGTCTACAATCTCATAAAATGCAAAATTTATATTTTGTTGTAAGACTGCAACATTTGGTGAACTCCACTTTAACCCATCCAAAGCGTCTGATGATGGTAAAGCATCAGTCCTCATAATAATTTTATTTTTATCTGAAATAGGTAATGGATTTTGAAGTAAATCAGGATATAGATTTGGAGAGTAATAATAGTATTCTACTTCATTATATGCAATGTTGGTACTGTCTAAAATTGCGGTTACAGGATTCAAAAAAGAAAGCCACCCTTTAACCCTTGTAACTTCTCCAAATATAACTGCGTTCCCTGAAACGTCTTCTGAATTATCGTACTTTCCAACACTAATGTTATTACTATGAAAATCGTTAGTACTTTGACTAATTAATCCGACAGCACCAAATAAAGGTACAGGTCCAGCAAAAAGAGATGTAGTTGGTATTCCAGGAAAAACTTCTGGTTCAGGAAAAACCCTATTTCCTAACTTACCATAGTACCCGACAGAAGATGATGTAAAAGCAGAAAACTGTGAACCTGGAGTAAAGAAATATGAATTATAAAATAAATTATTTTGATTATTAAATTGTTGTACTGTTGAGGTTGGATTAACCTTTTGTATTGGTATATTCAATCTCGAATTAATTGTGAAAGAAAATCTACTATCATCTATATTATATCCAAAAATTCTACCTAAATTATATTTGTTTGGTAATAATGGTGAATATGGGTCGACTCCTCTTTGTAATATCAAAACATACTCTTCTCCAAAATTTTCATAAAAATCCTTATAAGCAAATGCGTTTGTTGGAACACTTCTTTCTCTGTATTCAACACCATTGTTATGTTCCATCCACCTTAGAGTTGTTTTGGAAGATATAACATTTGGAAATGTGTGTAATTCTGAACTGTTAGATAGTGTTAAAAACTCCGAAACTGTTATTGCGGTTACTACTTGAAAATATTCTCTATCCATAGGAAAACCTTGTCTATTGAAAGTAGTTCCTGTACTTAAATTATATGTAGTGGTTTTTTCTAACGTTTGGTTATTTTCATTACAATATCTTAAGGTAATTTGTTGTGGTCCTGTCACTGGTGTTCCTGTGATTCCAAAAAATTCACCATTATTAGTTACTTCTACGTATGTTGCATTTACATCTGAAGTAGTACCAGGATTAACGGTGGTGAGAAGTTGTCCCGTACTATAACTTCTAGTTGATAAAACTGTGATTGTATTATCAAGATGGTTTGAGCCTACATTATTTGGATTATCGAAGCTAACCCTAATTCTATTTATTCCTGTAAAATATGAAGTTCTTTGATTGAAAATATTAATTCTTTCTCCCAATGGTAGGTCCATACTCCAAACAAACATCTTATCTTCATCCTCAGAAACTTCTCTCTGCACATTTGATTTTGGAACTTTGTAAACAGTAGCATCTCCAGAGTCTATATTACCACCCATACCTTGTGAGTAAAGGTCTGCTATTATACTTACATCCTCTTCAGGTTGATAATTTCTACCATACAAATACTGAGTAAAATTTTCGTAGTATTTGAAAGGACTCGATACTGGTGTTAGAACTCCATTTCCAAATGCATCAATCAGTGATGTTGTTGTATCTGCAGGTTTACAATCACAACTCTGACATTCAGGATAAGTAATCATAGGTAATCTTATAGGTATACCACCAGTCTTTGGTTTTATGCCTATTAGACGACCTAAAAAATTTATAATTTGATATATTGTTCCAACAATTACGTGAGCCAAAATCAATAGATAAGAACCAATATATTGGAAAAGTGTGACTAATAATGAAAACACAAAAAATAGTGTATCAAAATTCCTATATCCCTCATTGACAGGGAATTTATTCACAGTTGCTGCACAATCGTTATTACCTATTTCTTTAATCCCTATAAACCTAGCCCTGTTTCCTTTCTTATATTGGTCTATAAGTCCTGAGATGGTGTATACCTTATTGAATTTAAATTCAAAAAAAGTATCTTCACAATTGATTATACTATCTAATACTTGGTTAGTTGAATCCCCGAATCCATTTGTATAACCGGACCAATCCAAACCAAAATAATACGAACTTCTTAGTTGTTTATATTCAGAGGAAGTACTTAATGTAGTTAAGTATGGGTCCGCCGAAGTTCTCCATCCATACTCTCTTACATTAGGAACAAGAAAATCAGCTCTTCTTGTTTGTTGTGTCAACCCTTTAGCCTGTTGCCATTTTATTTTAAATCTATATCTTGCCTTTGTAGGAATACCAACTTCAGGGTCAGGTGATAATATTCTATCACCAAATTCATTAGTCACAATATAATCTAAATTCATGGGTAGTTCAGTGACCCACGTTCCATCTTCGTCAATTACATTTCCTGATTGTTCCAATTGATATTGTTCCAATATAGGATTACCGTCTTCGTCTTGTTGAATTGTTTGTCTTATTGCTAAAATTTGACCTGGCCCTGACTGAAGACTACAAAGTTCTCCCGTATTGTCCCTCGGTCTGCAATTTTTTCTTACCCTATATTCATCCGAGTTAGAAAATATAGAGCCTATAAAAACAGAAGTTGGTTGTATGTCAATATTTGCATCTTCTCTCAAATCAAAATCGACTCTGTTGATTGCAATTTGGCATATCTCAGGTTCACCCCAAAGAGGTGCAATTTCAACTGTTTTAGTTATATTAACAATTTGCGGTAATGTACTTAAATCCGAAGATGTTCTGAAACTACCACCTGAAACTTGTGCTTCTGTTGCCCTCCCTATTCTTATTAAATCTTGTGGTGTTAAAGAAAACTCCCCAATATCTGAAAGGTCAACATCCATTACAATTGTTTGGAAACCCAAAGGAATCCCCATTATCATGTAATCACCACTATCGTTTGTTTTTACCGTAAACTTGAAATATTTGTCATATATTTCTGCTGCGGTTGCATTTGTTAATACGTCTAATCTTGTTGGGAAAGTGCCTGTTGCCGCATGTTTACTATATGACTTTTCATAAGGTAATAGATTATATCTATAACCGTCTTCATTCACATCATCAGTTGATGTGTACGGATATATCGAACGTAACTCTTGATTTAGTAAGTCTTGTTCTGATACAGGAATAAAAACAGAAACTTTAGCATTTGGAATTCCCGTTCCGTTATTTGCAGTGACTCTTCCGACTACAACACCATAATCCGCACAATATCTTGTGTATACGTCAGCTTGTTGAATTTTTAAAGATAGTATTTCTAAAAATTCAAAGTCTTGGTCTAATTGTAAATTAATTGTTTTGTCAACACCAACTTCAGTTCTAATTCTATAACTTTGACCCATAGAGTCTTTTATGATAAATAGTTTACCCCAAAATTTTAATGGAAGATGGGTAATTGAAATTTAGAAATAGAACTAAATAAATAAATCTATTAAGAAAGTGTCGTGTTTTGGAAATTTTTGACACTAACTCTTATGTCTCTTGTTGGGTACCTAATTTGATATACCTGACTAGGTTCTGCAAAAATTGTATCGTCTACAGGTCTTATTTGTCTAGTCTCACTATTTGAATAAGCCATAGATGTTTCGAAAGAAGAATACTGTCCTCCTACATTATTGAAGACATCTAACCCTGCAACAGTTATGACACCATTTTGATTTTGAATAATACTTCTTATCTCGGATAGATAAACGTTTTGTCCCAATTCTCTGAATAGTGGATTGAAATATTCAGAGACTTTATTAACAATATCTGTTATAATTTGTCCTGAATTTTGTGTTGTAGTTAATACAACGGATACTTCCACACTCAAATCAACTACTTTAGCTGTCTCTACTGAGATGTAGTCATTCATCATTCTATAGTTTGATAAATAATTTGCAATATTTTGTCTAAGTGTATTAGAAACAATACTTGTAAGTTTCCCTTGTGTATCGTAAGATAATATTTGAATTAAAATTTTATTGTTATTCTCAGTGATTGCAACTTTAGCTGGAGCCCCGAATTCGGCCGGCATTGTTCTTATCAATGACTCATAATCGGATACAGTAACTGCTCTTTTTTGTGCGGAAAAGTTGAACGAAACATAATTTCTAATTTCCTCTGTTGTAGGTTGATTTGCCCCTCCAATCGCTGCTGTTACGTTCACACATCTCAATGAATTAATTACGGAATTATTTGTTGCCTCCGAAGGACCATTTACATAAAATGTTACGTTTCCAACTTGGTTAATAACATTTGTACCTAAGTTTGTTCCCAATCCACCACCTACCCTGTATTGAACAAATAATGTAGAATTAGGTACTAGCGCAGAACCTAAAGAAAAATTATTAAGATAGTTTTGTATATTGAGTGGACCTCCTAAGTTTGTAAATAAATTCAATTGTTCCTGTGATGAAGTTGTTCCACCTCCAAATGTCATTTTTTTAAAACCTTCAGGAGTGAATTCAGAAATAAATCTGTTATTAGTTTGAATGTATCTTCCTACTTTGATTCCTGGTTGGTCAGATACTTTTGTTGGGTCTTCTATAAAAATTCTATCTTCCGCCAAAGCATCTACTTCATACCATCTGTTTGCTAATCCCAAAAACTCCGCCGCTGTAGGTATGTTTGTATAATCTGTTCCATTTTTCAAAAGAACACTTGTTATACCCAAAACATTTTTTTCAGGTAAGAATAATTCAAAGAAAGGTCTAACATCGTTAGGAGAAATTACTCTCTTAAAAACTTTCGTTATACCGTTTACAACAAGTTCTCTTTTTGTAATTGTATAATTTATAATTACGTTGTTAGAATTAAAGTTTGGAATTTTCAATCTATTTGGGTACCCTTGAGCATTGTAAGGAGATGCGAAGTCAATATCATATACATTTTCAAATACTATTCCCGCTCCTGTAATCTGCGAACCTCTTACTAATTGACCCAAATATCTTTCATCTTCTTTATCACCGAAAGCAGGAACCGTAATAGAAAAGTCAACAAGTGATACTGAAGGTCTCTGACCCGGTATTTTAAGACCGTATGTTCTAGCAATATTATATATAGATGACCTCTGTTGCGCATATTGCAAAACAGTTTCTTGAATACTTCTATCTATATGATAATGTAAATTGTCTGCAACGGCAGCATTCAAATCCAAGAATACAGAGAAAACTGATGCATCGTTAAAATCCTGAATTAAATCAGGATAATAAGTTTTGACATAATTGAGTAGTTCGGCTCTGATTCCTTGGTAATCTCGGACCGTATAAGAAATTTTATTATTTGCCATCTTATATTAAATATTGATTATAACAAAATCAGATTGTGCGAAAACTGAATTACTCGATGAATAATCTATCCTCACTTTAGCGGTATATTCGCTTGTATTTTTTCCTGGGACTCTATAAACATCGAAAACTTGATTACCTCCCGCAGTTGTGACGTAGTCTCCATCAACCTCATCTTCGGGAGTAATTGGTTCGATAGAGATATTATTTATTGTAAGGTTAGGTAAATACGTAGAAATTGAATCTCGTATGTCAGCCTCAAGAGCCGAGAATGTAAGTCCGTCGAATGGTTCAAATATATATTCATACAAACGAGTTCCAAAATCAGGTAAAAAGTATCTAGAACCCTTTCTTGTTAAAAGTAGATGAATTAAATCGGACCTTATCTCCTGTGGTTCGTATTCAGTAAGTGCCAAATAATCCCCTCTACGAGAATCTTGGAATGGAAAAAAGAGTCCATAAGTAATACCATTTGCCATACTACATAAATATACAAATTCTATTTTTCAACTAAAGTAGTATTTCCTTTAACTCCTTTTGGTTGGTACGGACAATGCCTACATCCTCCATGTGAACCACAACAATGACCTCTTCTTATGTGGTATTCTTCAGTAAACACCACTCGATTGTTTTCAACGTAATAATCAGAAGGGAGAATCTGATTTTGATTCTCCCTTTCTTTATTTGTATTTTCCATAGGTTTTAAACTAAAACACATGCTCCGCCAGCACAAGCTAACTCTCCACTCAAATCAGTTTCATCATCCAATTCTACAATTTTAGATAAATCAACCTCATGTAATGTTTCCATTAACTCTTCGTACTTTTCTTTGGTACAATCCTCGAAAGGAGCTTGAATATATGTACCTCCATCATAAGGAAGTACGGATAATCCGTTATAGTGGTCTCTGTTTTCCCACATCCACTCACCTACCGCAGGCCATTCGTGTTCACGAATAGAAACTGTTGCAGATACGTTGTGAGAGTTACTACCGCTTCTATGTCCAGGTTTAATCCAATCTACGTGTACTTTTTTAACTCTTTCTAAGAGTTGAATTGGTGATTCGTTTCTCAAAATTGAACCTTCAGGAGCTTTCTGAGGAATACCAATAACCGCAGTATCGTGTGGTCTGAAATATTCATCTTCAACCAACTCAGGGTGATTCTCCTTCAAGTAAGTATAGATTGCTTCGTTCTTACCAACTCTAACTCTTCTGATATAATAATCATTGTGCCAAGCATGGATTCCAGAAGAAGTTCCTAATGTAAGTGAAGTAGTTCCTGCAGGTTTTACAGTAGTTGTTCTCGCCGCTGGGTTAATTCCAAGTAGTTCAGCGACTCTTTTATTTTCCTCTTTAACAATTTTAGATGCGGCTTTCATATCTAATTTTAATACTGCGCCTGAACCAATCCCTGTCATTGATACTCCGATAAGTGCATCTTTCTCAGTAGTTCTTTGCCATATAGGTCTCAGGTAATGGAAGTTAGTGTAACCAGCTTGTAGCGTACCACAAAAAGCCGCAGCTCTAACTCTATCTTCATAGTCTTCTTGAGAAACAACATTAGACACGTTTACCTCTGTTAAATTACAGAATTGGAATGGTCTAAGTGCAATTTCACAACAAGGATTGGTTCCCCAATCTTTATCATTGGTTAAATAAATTCCGGGTTCACCAGCTCCGCTTGCTTCAATTCTCTTCCAAAGGTCCATGAAGTACTCTTTAGTTATTTTGTGTCGGAGCAACACAGCTGAGTTATTTGCTCTACCTCTTTGTGGATTTGTTTCCCACCACGCACCTGACTTACATCCAATCATCTCATCATCAGTTGCAGAGAACAATGATATAAGAGCAGCTCTTCTAATACCACCCGCCAATACTGCATCTGCAATATGACAAACCATATCGTGAACTTCAATTGGTCTTAACTTCTCTCCGTTTTCTTTTGAATCTAAAATACCTTCGAGTTTAATGAGACACTCTTTTAATGGCTGAGGGCCTGGAGCCTTTCCACCGGAAGTAACAAGTCTCGCACCTTTTGGTCTGATGTCACTGAAATCAAATTCAATTTGCGAACCACCAAAGAAGTATGACTTTACTAAAATTTTGACTGCGTCTGCCCATCCTTCAATAGAGTCAGCAACTAACCATCTTCTTTTTCTTTCCTTATTTGGTTTAAGGATTTCAGGTAAAGCCTCAACATGATGCTTTTGAACAGAATATCCAACACCTGTACCACCGAGTAACAAGAACATTACTTCAGAAAAAACTCTCCAATCATCAATTGGTGCAAAAGCACAGTTATAAATTCTGTTTGGAGAAATCTCAATTGGTTTTCCTGCAAATTGCATTGACCTCATTGATGGGAGAACTTGTTTTTTAAAAACATACATGTAGTTCTCTCTAATTTCTTTTTCTAATTTAGGGAATTGCTTGATATGCATTTCCATGTTTCTTGTGACTAATTCTTGCCACGTTTCTCTTCTGTTCAACTCAGGAATAAACTTAGCGTACTTCATGTACACTGTAATATCACTGAGTATTCTGTTCGAAATGTCCATTTTTTAATTTTTATTGTTGTTATTTTTTATAAAAAAATCGTCGATTTTTCAAATAAATATAGTGTTGCTCTGAAAGCGGACTACATTTTACAAGAAAAAAAATAAGTTTTTTTGAAAAAAAGTAGATATTTAGTTTGGTGTATTTTTTTGTTCCTTTTGTTTTCTTTTCTCCAAAAGTTCCCTAACTCTATCTCTATTCTTTTCTTCTTTCTGTTCTTCAAATCCTAAGAAAGTCACAGACGATTCTGTGTCTATCTCAAGTAATTCATTATTGAACTTGCAGTTTTCGAATATTACTCCGTCTTTTCCAAGTCTAGATTTTGTAATTGCTATTGTTGCCAAGTTCATTTCTTTTTGTTGTAGTGTTTTTGCTATTGATATAATAACGTGACCAACCTGTGCCTTCTTGATTGAACCTCCCATTTGGTCTGTAGTTACGACTTCTGAAGATATAGATGACCTGTTTCCTTGGGTTGCCGTCCAACCAACAAGATTTAGTTCATGGCACATTGCCTCAAATTGTCTCATAACTGAACCTTCACTCTTCCACTCATCTTTGTTAGGGTTTTCGGGTAGAACACAATCGATATAGTCAATCAAAATTAAATCGACTCTGATTCCGTCTGCAATCATTTTCCTAACCTGATTCTTAATTTGTAACATAGTCAATGAGTCCGAAGGGAGCTTCTTCAAGATTAATCTGTTGGACATAGTCTCTTTGATATTCTTGATTTTGTCCATAACAATATCCTTACTCAAGACTAAATTATCAGGCTCAATACCAGTCCAAAGAGTAAAATGTTTTCTTTGTACTATTTTCGGGTTGTCTTCAAAAAATATTTGAAGAACATTATATCCCATATTAAATGCTGTGTTAGAAATCTTTGTTAGGATTGTGGTTTTACCGACACCAGTAGGGGCCAATATAACACCTATCTCTCCTTTTGCCAAACCTCCCTTGAGTAGTCTATCAATACCGGCAATACCCATAGGAATTGGGTGACGGAAATCTTCATCAAGAACCGTTTCCAAATCACTGAACACATCTGACATTCCATCTTGAGACTGACCAACTTGTAGTGCATCTCTTATTAATCCCTCCACTTTATCGTAAGACTCAAAATCACCTTCGTTGATAATTTTTTGAGCCTTTTCCATTGCCTTTTGAAGTTCTTGTTGCTTACAGAATTTCAACCCTTTTTCCTGAACGAAAAAGGAACCTTCGAGTGGGGCAGATTTTATTTGTTTGATAGTATCCAATACTATTTTAGAAACTAACTCTTGTTGAATTTCTGACTTGACAATTTGTTCCAGGGTTTCAAATGAGGGTGAGGATTCATACTTTTTATGATACTCTTTAATCATCTGAGTTATTATCTTGAAATACTTATTGTCAAAATAAGAACTTTCTAGAACATCTATAATTGTTGTGGAAAAGGTCTTGTCTAAGATTAACTGGTTGAGTAATTGTAGTTGGAATGTATTTCCAAGATAATCGAAATTTTTATTCATAATTAAAGACCCTCTTTATTAAATACTTACTTAGACAGCTCGTATTCTAAAAATTCAAAATTTAATACAGTTTCTGAAAAGATGTCAGTCAGACCTTTAAGTATATCTTTCAAATATGGTCTTACATCAACAGTATACCTAACTTTTGGTGGAAACTTTTTTCCATCAAAAATTCTATGACAAATTGTCTGGTCTCCTAACTTGATATAAATGTTAAAATATTCAGGTCCGTCTGTAAAAGATGTTTCCATTACTGATGGGTCGTGCATGATACTCTCTTTGTTGTCCAACATATAAACCACAGTTTTCATTTTCAAATCATACTGAAGTGTCTCTGCAGTATTTTTTAAAAATTCGTAGAGGTCATAAGAGTTTCTTGCCCTTGGATTGAATCCCTTCACATTGAAGAATCTTTGAACTACAATATTGTCGTTCAGTGTCAAAAGGAATTCCAGTTTCGTGATGTCTTGTTCTTTCATTTTTTATTTTTTTGGTTATTATATTTTTCTTTTTTCTTTTCTAGTTAATTTCATAAATGGTTTAAGAAAATTCACCCAAGCTTCGTCATTCTTTGGTAGAAATTTAAACATACCATCTTCAATCATCATCTTCATAAGATTTTTGTATCCCCTGTCTGTAGGGTCAAAAACATCTGAATATATACTCGTCACAAGTTCTTTACCATCATCAGTAATCAGCGGATTTGTCAAATCAACAATTTTTTTGTTTAGTTCAAATAACTGTTCACCAAGTATACCATTTTTAGACTTACCAGTCAAAATATTAGTAAGAACTTTTGACTTTTTTTCTTGCATGATATTTCGAGCGTAGTCGAAGAATTCTTCGATTGTGCAGGACTTTTCAGTCATTTCAGGAAATATTTTGGTAATTGTTTTTTCACCTAATCCTTCTACACCATCTATGTTGTCTGATTTGTCCCCCGTCAATATCTTGAAAAGGAGTACATTTTGGTGGGGTATTTCAATGTCCCCCATTTTTATCTTATCACCGTTTTTATAATACTTTTTTTGGATTGGTGAAAAGATTGTAACTTTTTCTGAAATTAATTGTGTTAAATCTTTATCTGCTGAGAATATTATAATTTTCTCGTCTATAGCGATTTTACAATAATATGCAATTAAGTCATCTGCCTCATTATCTTTAATTTCAACCTGTCTGACAAAAACCTCTTCTAAGTATTGTTTCACTCTAACCTTTTGTTGCAGGTAAGCTTCGTACTTGTACTCAGCCATGGATTGTCTTCGATTAGCCTTGTATTGGGGGTACAGTGACTTTCTGGTTGATGAATTAGTATCACCATCCCAAAATACAACTACCTTATCGTGGTTATGCTCTTCTAGAAACTTTTTGAGAGTGTTGATAAAATGAAATACTCCCCCAACGTGTTGATTCTCGTTAAAGTAATCCTTTGCACCGTGAAATCCAATCTTAAATAAATTATCTCCGTCTACTAATAGTGTTTTTGTCACATACCTTTTTTAAAGGGTTCTCAATCTTCTTTTTCTTCTGTTAAAGTGAAATCACCATCAGAACCGATAATGTCTTTCCAATAATCAGCATACTCTTTTTTGTATTCTTCGATAGAGGTTTTTTCTTCTGCAGAATCTTTACCCGCCAAGAATCCGTGAGGAGTTACAATTATTTTACCATCATCATATCCTAAACCATTGATGTGATTTTTCAAAACAGATATTTTACTTCTTATCGCAAACTTAACTGAACGTTTGTCTTTGGTTGCTGTAATCTTGGTAGTTCCTGCTCCTTTTTGATTTCCAAATAGGAAAACTAAAGAAGAATTTAACCAAACAGATTCACCACCTTTCGCCTTAATTTTGGGTTGACCAAATGGATTATCAGGAAGTTCTACCCATGGTTGATTAATAATAATCAAAGTATTTTCATATTCAGTATCAGCCTTTCTAGAACCTGATATTCTTTGGTTGATTCCCATACCAATTTTATCTGATAGTACAGATGCGTTATGTTGTTTACCACCCTTACCCTCATAAGTCATCTTACACGGAACAGAACCAACTGAATCCCAAATAAAACATAAACTATAGGTTAGTTCTCCTTTTTCTTGAGCGTCAAGTAATTGATTAATGTACTCAGTTATTTGTTCTATATAACTAAAATTGTTGTTGAAAAGGAAAAATCCATCCCAATCCATCTCACCTGTTTCTTTATCAGGAACTTCCTCACATTCAAAACCCATAAGTCGGGCATGGTCAAAACTCCATTTTTGTTCTGTAATAATGAACACAGGTAAAATACCCTTTTTCTGCGCATCGACTGCTGATTTAATTGCTGCTGTGGTTTTACCTGTGTCTGAGTGACCTAAGAACATGTTAATATGCCCAATTGCCGGACCAGGTATTCCAACCGCATCCAAAAAATCTTGACCCAAATCAAAAAATCTTTGTGGTTTATATTTTGCCGAAGTAGAAAACTTTTTCTTTAAACTACTGAATTCATTTTTCTTTATTGCCATTATAAATTATTTTAATTTCTTCAAGACTGGTATATCCATACCTATTTTCTCTTTTGTCATTTGCTCATCTTGTACATACACTGTACCAATTTCATCTTCGTGAAACGATATTATAGTAACCGGTAATTTACTTACAGGGTCAGATTCCATTATAAAACCAACTAATACTTTATCACCAACCTCTATTTTTCTTCCTGAAGAATATCTTTGATTTGGATTCTTCATGGCTTCTTCCTCAGTCAGAACTATTTTAGTATTGTTAATCTGAAATTGTAAAAATTCTTCGAGTTTCATGTTTCTATATTAAAAAAAAATTGTGGGTGGCATTTACCACCCACTTATTAAAAATTAAAACGGTAAGTCTTCGTCTGGTTCAGATTCTGCCTGTGGGTCACTATATTTTTTACTACCACCAATCGATGTTTCTCCCTCGGTACTATCTCCGTAGATATATTTACCTAATTCTGAATCCCATCTTGGTGTCTCACCTCTAGCAATTGCTTCCAAATAGTCTACAGGTTTTTTAGAATACACATCGTTCCAAGTCAACTCATCTTTAACCCACTCAGAAGCCTGTTCTTTTTCAGAATGTACTGGAGTTGGGTCATCGTACATAATTGTTGATACAGTTGTATATTCTTTACCTTTTGGAGTTTTAGATTTTGTTAATTCGATAATCAAATCTCTACCTTTTTCAGCATCTGTAATATCACCTTTAGCTCTCCAAATAGGAATAATCTTATCGAGAATGCCCTCGTTTTTATAATTGTGTTTGAATCTCCAAAACTTAGGTCCGTCTTGTTCGTTGTCTCTATCTATTACCTTAACAATATAGAATTTACGAGATTTGTATTGTTTTGCTAACTCTTTGTCAGATTCTTTACCTGTTGACATAAGTTCTTCATAAACTTCATTCAGAGGTGAACGTTCGTTGTCATTTTTTCCTGGGTCATAGAATTTTTGCCATTTACCTCCAACTTGGATTTCGTGGTACCAAGCTTCTTTAAATGGTGATGAACCATCTGGTGTAGGGAGAATTCTTATTCTCCTTTGTCCTGAACTTTCTTTATCACCCAAAATGAGAGCAAAATACTTTTTCATTCTTTCGTCTTGAGACATTTTTCCTTGGGCCCCGCCCCCTGAAATTTTCGATTTTTCGTACTGTGCCAATACGGCGTCTAATGTATTCATGTTATAAAATTTATATTACAAATATAGTTCAAATAAACAACTTTGTCAAATTAAAAAGGTCCCGTAAGGGACCTCTCATTAATATTCTGGGTTGAAGTGTGGTTGGAAACTATCTTTCATTTCCTTATCACTAACATCAGTTATTTGGTCAGAAGTCAAAACATAATCATGTTTTCCCGTCTTTTCCATTTCTTCCTTTTTATCTTCGAAGAAGTCTGAAAGTTTTTGATTAAATGGATACGAATCATAAGTTCTTAATTCCAATTTTTCTTCAGGTGTCTTTTCTCTGTATTTTTCTATTTTACCTTCTAAAGAATTCAGTTTATTTAACACAGCATCCATCTGAGAAAGTTTTTGCTCTAAATTAGAAACTTGAGAAAATAATGAGTTAAAATACTCCTCTTGTTTTCTTTCTATGTTCTCTTGAGATTTTACTAAATCTGTTACTTCCAATTCTTCTTTACCAGTATCTTCTTCTGAAGTTCCTTGGTCATCTATTTTTTCAACATCAGTATCAGTTTCTACATCAATCTTTTCGGGTTGTGTATCCATTGCAGTTTCCTCGGGTTGAGGAGCATCCTCTGGCGTAGGTGGTGGAGCTGGAGGTAGAGCTTCAGGTGCTCCGGCCTGTTCATTTATATACTTGTTAATAAAATGATACCTCTCAATTTCACTTAAAATTTTTTTATCTATACCCATTTTTAGCCATTTAATAATTGTTTTATTCCACCTACTGTTTCTACTTTTACTTTTCTATTTGCAAAAACTTGGTGCCCTGCTCTTTCGATTAATCCATCTCTTTCTCTCACAACGTAACATTCTCCTGTATCCAAATCACAAACTTCTTTGGAGCCATCTCCATTATCTGATTCACTAAATCTTACTTTTTTTCCTAAATAGTTGTTCAAGATATTATTAATACTCATAAAATCTTTTCTTATAAATATATGCAAAAGAACAAATTGTTTATTTATGTTTCTAAGGTAGGAAAGTAAAATCCGTTGTTGACTGAGCTTCTCCACCCGTAGTAACAACTTTAATTTTCCCTCCAGATTTATATTGAGGAACAAATACAATTTTTGTTTGTGTATTTTCGTTTATTGTTGTACCTGACCCATTTAAATAAACCATAGTTTTACCGATTAAATTAGTACCTGAAAGTGTAATTGGTACAATTTCTGTTGAGCCTGTTGGATTAAAGTTAATTATCGTTGGTTTTTCACAAGTTTCCTTGGTGTCGTCTTGAGTATTCAAATTGTTTTGTGGGTTGGTTCCTGTACTTGTGTTTGCGGTTGTTATTGTTCCATCAACAATTTTGTTGATTTCTTCTGTGGTCATTTGTGATATATTCAAATTGGTTATTGTTGCCAACTTATTCATATCATTCAAAGCTTCTTTCATTCTATCAGAATCAATTTTGACTGAAGATGTATTACTCGAAAGTAATGTATTGTATGTGTTTACAGAAGTTCCTGATGGGTTAAAGAAACAATAAAAATACTTATTCAATCCTTCCTGAACTATTCTTTTTTTATTTTTTTCCATTCGAGAATTTAAAAAATCAAAATATCTGAAAGTAGAATCAAAGTTTGCAAATGGTACTGTATTATCAGCCACATCAACACAACAATAGGTTTTATCAAAGAAAGATTTATAATTTGATTTGTAATCGTTTGTCAAATTAATTTTATTACAATAGTTGTTGTTGTACCCAACTATCTGCCCGTTGTCAATTTGAGATGAAATATAACTATAAACATAGAAAGCTCTTTGTAATATTGGGTCAACTGAGCCCGTCCTTTCTGTCAATACAGAATTGATGACTTTAATCATTTCTTCCTTGGTAATTTTTGTCACGACAGTCGGAATGTTTACAAATCCGTCTTGTAAATAAAGTTGATTTACAGTCAAGTCACATGCACCCAAAGTAGAAGAAGTGTTATTGTTATTCGAAGAATTATTTGTTGCGGTTTGATTATTCGTCGTAGATATTGGTGGTGTTTTTTGTACTTTATTTCTAATTACTGTTTCAATTCTTGTCAATAAATTTTGATTTATACTTTGTAGATACTTGTCTATTTGTGGTAAATCAAATATACCTTGCCTAACTCCTGTAAATTGTGTTTGGAATACACCAGGACTTATAGTGTGTTCAACATCTGTTATGAGATATGGTCCGTAGAACATAGGGACATTTCTCAAATTGAAATACATTGCAGGTTGTATCATAGCATTACCCAGTGACTCAACAGTGCAAGGATAGGTTCTTTGTAGATAGAAATTGTAGAGACTTGTGTTTTGAGTTGCTGTTTGAGTACCTGAGTTAATATTAATTGTGTTTAACGTTTGTTGTACAGATTCTGATGTTGCCTTACCATTATCTTGTCCAACTTGGAATGAATAAAAGACGTTTTGATTTTTAATTCCGATGTCTACATTGAATCCGACACATCTGTTAGATTTTGCATAATCAGCTTCTGACTTATTCGACAAATTTTCTCTAAGTGGAACTTGTGGAGGTATTCCAAAATCAAAACCATCGTTTCTATATCTAAAATATTTGTTTTTTGGTAATGCCGGATAATTTGATGGTTTACCAACAAAGAACCCTACTAGTTTTGGAGAACTTTCTCTGTAATCAACATTTAAAAATGTTCCCCAAAGATTATTCGCAAAATCTAGACTTCCTTCTGGTTTCCTAGTGGTGACTCCATCAACATCTTGGACATTGTAAAAATTAACATAGGCGGGAAGATTCATCACGTTGAACTTATTTTTCAACATCAGTGATGTTATTAAATCTTGTACAGTCTTATTATCATTTTCTTTTGCTGATGTAAGCATTGTTTTTAAATCGAAAATATCAACAAGTAGTATATCTCCTATGTTTCTCGAAGCTCTATCTAAAAATAGAATATCTTCAAAAAGAGTTTTAGTTTCAAAATCGTACCCGGCAACCCATTTATCGTTCAAACTTTTGAACATTTCATAAAAATTAATTTTAGATTGTTGTCCATCGATTATACTTGGTTTTACCGTTTCACTTACTTGGCTTTGATTTGGTAATTTTTTTCTTATTAAATTTAAAACCCCATCAATAAATAAATCTTGTATACCTTTACATGCCGCAAAATATTCTTCTAATTGTCTTTTAACCCCTAAAACTGTACTAGACTTTTGAAGTTTTTGTGTTGCGTAAATTTTAATAAGTGGAGAAAGAAGCTGAATATTTTCAACTGTGAATTTTATATTATTGTCAATAAAGAAATCAGTAATGAATGAACCATTATCTTTGTATACCAATTGAGGTATTGTAGAAAATCCTACTTCTAATTCCAATTCGAGCCACTCTTTCGGGTAATTTGTTTTAGATTGTTGTAAAGTCGTTGTTCCTCCTTGAGAGGGTAAACTACCTTCTACATATGGTTCAAATTTTATCGGGTCAATAAATGTCTGACCTAATCCTTGAGGGTATAAGTAAGAATCAAAAATTCTTTTGTTATAGTTCGTTGGATTACCATATCTAAAAATAACATCATACTCTAAAAATGATGCTAATTTGCTCTGAATGTTTTCATACTGAGTATTGATTGTATTAAGAAAATATGTTTGATTTGGAACGTTGGAAGTGTTAAAAGGTACTTTCATCATGTTACTGAAGAACGCTTGAAAGTTTCTATATATTGAATTATTGTCAACCCCATTTGAGTCTAAACCATAAAGTTGAAATCCTGTAGTAAGGTCAGTTGCGGGTTTCGAAAAATTCAAGAACTCTGTTTCGAAAGTATCCAAAATCTTTTTTTCGAACACAGAAAATATATCATCAATTTTCATGTAGTTTTCTACCTCAGAAAATCTGAAAGGCGATAATTCTCCAGGTTCCATTTTGAACACATTAATGTATTCATCATACTTTGGTTTTTTTATTTTTTCGAAATCAAAATATCCGAAATTAGGTGCCGCCCAAAATAGTCTGACTGAACCGTTAAACACGCTAGGATTTCCAGCAAATGCGTATCCTTGAGTTAGTGTATTTCCATTGACAAGAGCTTGTTCTGACTCATTAACGTATGTACCGAATGACGGCATCACATACATTTCTTGTATTGATTTGGTTTCTGTTTTACAATCTAATGTGGTCGATGAAAACTCGATATTTGCCGGAATTAAAACTGACCAAGTTTTCACATTGAATGAATTACTACCGTTTTGCACATTAGATATATTAGAGGTGGGGAAGTTATAAACGTTCATACCTCTATTCACAGCACTTTGGATTTCATCATCAGTATAGTCCTTGAATAAATCATACCCGTTATAGAATACATTAAAGTCATTTATTGTTTTGGGATAAAATCCCACTTCTATATTATTAATTTGACTATATCCTGATTGTAATTGAATTTTTTGTTCTTGACCATTTTTTACATAACTATAAGTTTTGGCAACATTTCTAGTTATTGGGTCATATTGGTCAACAAAGTTGAAACTACTCCAAACATCAGATAAGATGTCTCCACCTGTTTGTTTGAATGTTTTATATCGGTGCCAAATTGAACCCATTTTTAAAATCCATGCATAAGGAAGTTTGTGTATTGCACCATATTTTTTTAGTGATGCAAACATGTAATTCAAATCGTCAATTGGATTTTGTAAACCTATTTCTATATCAGCGGTGGTTGTCACCGTTGATGTTGATTTAAGTTTCTCTCTAAGACTTATTAGTGGTAATGAATTCAAGAAAAGGTAAGCCGCCGCTTTAAATGGGTTTTGTGATGACCTTCTCAAATTATCAACCCCTTTGGATATTGAATTTATAAAGAAGGGGGTATTCAACATTGATGTTGTTGTCACAATGGGTAATTGTCTTTGTCCTGCAGCAGTTCTTGCTGGCGAGTCTGTAAAAGTATATCCTACTGTTGGAGGAAAGTCTGAAGGGAAAGTTGAGTTATAAAACTCATTTATCAACAAAGAATTTGTTACTATTTTGTTCGGATTATTAGAATACAAATAACAAAAATTTGTGACAGGTCTTTTTACATTATAATTGTCCAAATCGTTAAAATTCGAAATGACATTTCTTTGTTCAAAAACTTCTAATACAGCATTAGTATTATATCTTTTATTTGCTTTGTTTTGGTCATACCCCACCAAATTTGTTTCACACCATGTATCGTTGATAAACGGATAAGTGTCCATGATATTTGGTTCCGTATCTATTTCGATTACTGAACGTAATTGTTCGTTTGTATTTGGTAGGTTTTTTTGTGGCTCAGGTCCTAACTCACTCACTTCGAGTATTGAGAAAGATTTGTCAGTAAGTGTCCTAAGATAAGGAGTGACAAAAAAATCTCTTATAAAATCTTGCCAAGACCTACCTGTACCTTGGTTAGAAAACCCTTTCAAAAGATTCAAATAATTATTGGCAGTAATGTCATAATTCTTCAATTTATAATTTAAGTATGGAGTACTTACCCCCAAACTTAATTCTATGTTTTGACTTTCTAAGTCTTGTAAAAGAGTTGTCAGATATGTTTTTCTGTTCTCGGGTGTTCTACCTAATCCAGTATAATAAGCCGTAACAAATTGTCTCTCCCAAATTTCATAGAAAAATTTGAGTTCATCTTTATTTCTATATGCAATATCTAACTGAGGATATTCTATTGCGTTAATATTAATTAAATTTGTTTGTTCTGATGTGTCTAATGGTGGTTGAGAAACCGGTATATCAAACTTTTGAGTAAGTCCCTTACAATATTCCTCAACAAACTCAACCTCAGGCCATTTGTCATACTCATCCGCCTTTGTCAACCCAACAACTGATGGGTCAGCTAAATAGGTTAATTGAAATCTACCTTCAACATCTTTGTTTGTTTCAACAAAAAATTGTGGCCACGGATAAACAAGTTCTTTAGCATCATCCAATGGTGTACTATCAATAGTACTTATCTGAACTTCATCACCTTTTAAATCTGAACTTTTTACTGAAAATTGATTAGTGTAAACACTTTTCCTTATCGGGTCGTTTCTCAAAGACCATGCTTTAGTATGAACATCGTCAAGTAATCTCAAAAATCCCTCGGTAGTTGCCATTATAATTCCAACAATATTTCTTATTGAAGGTCTAAAACCAATACCTTGTTTAGGGTCTTCTATTTTTTTGGAAAGTTCTGTAGTTATTAGAGATTCATAATCCGCCTGTTTTCTATTGGCACTAGTTTCCATTACTTGTAGTTTTTGTAAAAAACCATCAAAATCGAAAACTGGTCCGAATATTATAGATTCTTTACCACTAGAGTCGACTTGTTTGTATCCTGTAAATAGATTTTTTCTTTGTTGTTTATAATTCTCTACTTCAGGTGAGTCTACTGACTGCGCAAATATCCCTTTCTCTTGAGCACTTTTTAGTAAGTCTACCGTTGCAGTATCAAAATTACTAATCACGATAGTATCAAATTTTATCGGATTAATAATTGGGAACTTTCCTCTTTTACCTAATGTACCAGCATTTGCCAAAGTTTCTGTATATTCACCTATAATTCTTTTTAATTCCTCAAGAGCGGTATTTTTTTCAGTGACATTGAAACTATTTTCTTTGAATGTGTATACCCTACCTCCGTTTTTCAAAATAATTGGGACAGGGTCGACCCATTGGATAAACCAAGAATCGTTTGCCAACAAAACTTGGTCGGCATATTTTTTCAAATTTCCTTTATAATCTCTACAATCTGTTAAAGGTTGGACATCAGCCTCTGTAAAAGATTCTAATATTCTAGTTTCAAAAGTTTGTATAATGTCAATTAATTGGTAGAACGTTATTTCAGGAAAATCTTTTGGTAATAATTTTTTTGCTTTGTATTCACTGTAAACCTCAACAATTTTCTCATAACCTTTTTCTGTCACTAATGAACTAACGACTTGATTATTGTTTGTATTGAGTGGTTGTGGTGCGTTATTACCTGTGGCGATAGCCGCATTTTGTACGTTTTCTGTCGGGTTCGAACTTCTTGTAATGTTATATATAGTTGAGTACATGTGAGGTGCCGCAAGCAAATGTTGCATTTGTACCTCATTCAATATTCCAAATTTAAATCCTTGGAATTCCAAATTGACTTGATAGTTCCCACTGAATGTGTTGAACCTTGCATTGAAACTTTTAAGATTTAGTTGGTACCTAATTGCCTTACCAAAATATCCTTTTAATGTTAAGTAGAAAGGAGGGTATGGCATATTGAAAAATGCCGCATAAGGCGATTGGTCTCCCAAAGAAAATAATGCCTTTCCTTGTACATCTTCCATTGTTATTGAAACAGTGGGTATGAACGAGCTCGTTATTTTTACCAAGATACTTGTTATACCTAACAGTCCATTATCAACACTACCATCTATTCCGTTGGATTTGATTCCCGATTTATTGTACGACTCTTTTCGATTTGGTGATTGAATTAGGGTTTCTGTCTTTTGATTAGCACCCATTCCGTATTTACCATTAGGGTCTTTCGAGGTAGTATCTTTACCTGTCAATTCATCATAATATGTTGTGGCAAAGTAGTCTTTTTTGTTTGGCCCTAAAAAATTAATTTTTGCAATGGAAATTGTTCTACTTGTATCTTGTGGACTTCCTCCGACAGCAAGTTTTGTTCTTGGTAAGACCTCTGCTTCCAAGTTTGCATACATAACCAAATTCTCATGGTCGACTAATCTTTCTTTAATATTACCTTGATAATCAATGGTTTTATTTGGGTCAACGATGATGATATTATCATAATCAAATTCAACCAAAATATTTCCAGAATTATCAGGTTGTAAATTACCTACCATAATAATAAAAATAATTTTCTAACGCACCTTTATATTCTTGTAAGGATGCTACTAAAGGATATGGAATTGTCAATATAGCCCCGTCATATATATTTGTTTCCAATCCACCAAACTCAGGATTTGCTTGTAATATTAACCAACCAAAATACGGTGTCCCGTAAAATTCCTGTGAAACTTTATCAAGCCTACTTCTAGCAACTTTATATATATAACTTTTGTCCGAAGTCTTTCTAGGAAGAAAAACAAAAGGTACTACGGTTTGTTGTCCGTTTATCAAAAATTCATCATATCTATTGTAATATCCGAATGCCATTAGTTAAGTTTTGATTTACTTATATATATTGAGCCCGAAGGTCCTGATGCAGCATCATTAAAGGTTTCTGTGTTTGTGTTGTTATTTGTGCTTCCTCCGAGTGATACTATGTAATCATTACGGGCTTCTTTATATGTGTCCTCTGTTGCATCAGGTAAATTTGAATATTTCAATTTTCTTTCCGTTGTTTTGTTTATTGCCGTATAGTTAAGATAATCTCTTAACTGTCCTCTTTCAATACTATCCAAGAATGATTGGGCATCTTTATTTTCGGTTACAAATATAGGCTTACAATATCCAATCCAATAATCGTCAACTATTTTAGAAAGCTCAGGATTACTGTTTTCCATTAAAGATGGGTTAGACAATACATCTGCAATCAAAGAATCTTTGAAAGACTGATATTTTTTATCATCAACTATATCTTGATTCAGAATCATATACTGAAATTTCACCGAGAGTTCATCAGGAAAATTGCTTTGAGAAACGGGTGTGAAAGGTGTTGTAACTGAAAATTTGTTATTCGCTGGTTGAACCAATATATTTTTTGATTCTTTTCCTGAAGAAGTTGTGAAATTTAATTCTTTAGTAGTTTCTATATAATACTTTTTTAAATTTTCTTCAGTTTTATTTTTGTCTTCAATCAACGTGTTTAGGCTATTTCCTGTTGTATAATAAACAAATGTTTCTCCTTTTTTGTTTTGCAATCCATCTGTTCCAGAATTATTTCCAAAAGTTATAATCAAAAGTCGTTGTAAATCTTTGTAATATTTTTGTTGAACAAGAACCACATCTTGGACAATTTTGGATAGAGAGTTTTCAAATCCATTTTGTTTTTGAGTTATTAAGTTAAGATAATTTTGTTTGATTTGTCTTATAGCCTTAACCGAGATGTTTTTGTTATTCATTATAAAATTCAAAAACTTGTCTATGTCATTTACTATTTGATAGTTATATTCTGAGAATATCTCTTTTATATTCTGTTGATATTGTAGAGGTTTACCAATAAAATATTCAGTGTCCGTTCCATTTGGAGGAATACTACCTTTAGTGTATCCTCTTCCATATGTCCAAAGTTGTCTAATACCTTCATTGTATTGAGAAAGTACTTCTTTGTTTTTATTAAACACACTATTAAAATAAGTTTGAGTTTCATCAACAAATGAAGATATAAATGTATTATATGAAACTTCTCCTGTTGTTCCGCTTTCTGCATTTACAGATGTCAATACCTCACCAATAAATGAATTATTGTTTTGACCATTATTATTTTGTGTTTTATTATCTGCAGGAGTTTCAGTGATTGGATTTAGTTCTTGAAAATCTTTATCATATTTATTCAGACTGAAATCTGTTACATCTGCTCTATCATCATATACTTCGGTATTTGCATAGTAATTGAAAGACAGAGCGTTCTGAATTCTATCAATCGCTTCTTTAATACCACTTCCTCCAACAAATTTGAATGAAAGAGTAACATTCGCAATCATTGGTTGTATACCTACACCTTCAGGATTCAAATCCAAATTTTCATACTGAATCTGTAAACTATCGGGAATTATCTTTGTGTTGAAAAAGTCACCAACTCTAAGAACAAGTACTGGTGGTGCACCAAATGATGTGTTCACTGCGTTGTTGTATTCTAATGTTTCGGTTCCGTTGACTGACCTTACGGTGGGTATTGTTTCACCAGGTCTCATACATTGTTGTAAAAAAGTAAGTCTTGAGTTCAAACCTTCAGGTGTTGTTGAGTGAAAGGCCGGATTAAAAAATTTAAGTTTGTCTCTAAGGTTGTCATACACCATTGGTGTATCTTCCTTTATAGACTCGAAGTAATCACACTCTGTCATCATAAGTCTCAAAACTCTTTTGGTTATATTGTTTCTAAATCGTGTTCTGTCGACAAATGCAGTTACTGGAATTTGTGTTTGCTGAAATTGTTGGACAAAAACGGGTTCTTCAGATGCTGTTGAGTTTGCAGATAAATTTGCTTTCAAGTCGATAGATTTGATTCTAACACTTCTACAAGCCATAGCATTCACGGTGTTCACTTCATTCGAAGGAGCTTCTGAGTCTTTCTGCCCACATGTATATGTATCTCCAAATTTTGTTCCTTCTTTGACTTGGGCGGTACTTTCACCTTCTGCTTGTTCTTTGAAATTTACTGTGAAATTTGGAATTTTACTCAATTTAGGCTTTGCAGTTATATTTGGTATATAATTATTGATATATTCTTTGACAGATTCTACTCTATTTTGAGATAAAGCCTGATTAGTATTTTGACCGCCGAGAGCCGAAGTTGTTCCAACTAAATTAAAATTTACTGATGAAATAGTACCATTAACCGCTAATTCATATATCTTATTTAGTTGTTGATTAATAAAAGAAAAATTTTGTTCAATTACATTATTAAAAAATACCGCAACTTGGTCCCTACTACTGCTTGGGTTGGTTGTTGTTGGTGCATTATTAATGACATCGTTCTTCTCGTTTATGTACTGATTGTAGTAAATACTGTATGGTGAGATAGATGAGCCTTGAGGTGAATTATTGTTAAAGTAAAACCCTAATCCCGCAATATCATTTTTTATTGCATCCAAACTTAAATTAGGTGATTCTGCCACATTTTTATCTGCATTTGTTGTTGAGTCGTTTCCAGATGCTAATTCTTTTTGTGTCCATACAACTTGTTCCACATTTAGTTGCCCAAGTTCAATTTCTTTTTGAATTATATATAAATCATTTGGGTTAGCTAATGGATATTTTTTTACCAACTCGTACAAGTCATATTTCAAACATCCAGCAAAAAATGAATCGATTGTGGAGTTTATTTTTTCTCTACTTTCTCCGTCGTTAATAACTTTATTAACAATTAAATTCAAAACCGATGGATGGTCGACAACTATTTTCCAAGAAAGTGAACCTGTTCTACTTGTATTACTATACGTATAAATTGGTTCAGGTCTTCCAATAAAATTTGAGTCTTTCCATGATGCGCTTGTATTTTCACTAAATGTTAGTCCATAGGGAGGAAACCACATAACTCTACCTTTGTTCGGTCCTCTTTCGCATATTGGTAAATCAGCCCAAGTGAATCCAGGTTTGCTAGATGTCCTCCATGCCAAATTTTCCAATGAAAACATGTATTTTTTAGCATATCCGTCTGTGTCAGGATTGCCAACTAAATTTGTAGAATCAGCTGTACTATTCTTTTTGTTTGGATATATGTTTAAGTTGTATGTGCTATCCAAAACTGAAGAAGATATTCTTCTATTTTGGGTGGTCATACCTTGTGATTTTTGTAAATCATTGTATTGCAAATAGGGTAAATCTTTAGAAAATACTCTGCAATATTCCACACCACCCTCAACAGTTTTGTTTTCAGTGTTATATGTGTAACTTAATACTCTTGAACCTTTGGTTAGTTCTTTATATCCATCATTAAAAACTTTGGATACTTGGTCAATCGCATTTCCAACATGTTGTAATCTCCTACCTCCAGATTTAGGTGCACTATCTATTAACCTTTGTGTGTTGTCAAGTATCGAGTTGTTTTTGAATTGTATTTTTGTAGAGGTTGTTGTTCCAAACGATGATGGTGATTGTACTGGTTCAGAAGATGAAGTTTGTCCTCCTATACCGACTTTTTTCCCTGCATTCGATTCTGTACCAGGAGAAATCCATGTAAGTCCTCCCTCAATACCTCCTCCGTTGGTATATGCAAGACCGTTTGCACCTAATCTTACCTCTCTACTTGGTCCTTCATAAAGTTGTGCCAACTCACTTGGTCCATAAACCGCACTTTGTTGTTCTTGTCCGAAGCTATTGTTTGGTAGGTCTCCCGAAGGTGAGAATACTCTTGATGGTTCTGAAGTTGTGGAACCTATATAGAAATTACTATTGTTTTCATTTGTACCGACAATAGCTCCTAATAATCTATCAAACACACCACGAGAATATCCTGGTTTGTATCTGTTGTAGTCCAAATTACCAAATAATCTAGACTTTTGTCCTCCTCCTGTATTATCTAAAAATAGTTGTGAACCCGACCTATTCGTGCCCAAAAGAGAATTAACAAACTTACCAACCGCACTTTTTCTAAAAGCGTTATTTAGTTGTTGAATAGTTACAGGTTGTCCTGAGTTGATTGATGGGTCAAAATAAGAACCTGGTATGGTTGATACAGGTATTATTGTGCCGGCCAGTCTTAATGCAAAATCTGTCGCAGCAAGAATTGGATTGGCCGGGGAAGTAATTCTGTAATTTGGTTCTATGAGAGGTACTCTGCCTGTTGCTAAACTCAATATATCAGTACCCCCTCTAACATTGAAAGCGTTAATTCTTCCTATCGTATTGATTCTGATTTCCGCGGCTATTCTTTCTTCGAACCCTTTTCTTAAAAGGTCTGCGCCCAATCTAGCAATATATGAATCTTGACTAAGTAATCCATCACTACCTACAGGGTCTCTCGACAAAAGAATACTTACGTTTCTATAGTAGGATGGTACAAATTGTAGTGGGTAATATGGTTGTCCATTAGGTAATCTATTACCGTCTCTTATTACAGTTTCAAGAGAAGAAACCGCTTCTGCGCCATCAAATATATTAACTCCATCTGCATAAGGGTTGAGTGGTCTGTATTTCCTAGCTTCTTGTTTTCCTTCCTCAACAATATTGGCATCTTGGTAGCCATATTCGCCTTCATTAGATTTAGTATTTAGTAAAGCACCAGGGTCGGGGACTTGTTTGTATCCTCCTTCCGCACCGTACTGATTAACCTTGTATAAATCTTTTGAAAATAAGGGTTCGTCTATAAGAGTGTCGGGCGAATCAACTACAGAATAGTTTGATATAGGTGCATCATAATCTATGGGTGCACTAACTTTGCTAGGTGATTTGGGATAAGGAACCAAATTCCTAACAATAAGTTTTTTCCTAAAACTTTCTGATGATACTAGTAGTGGGCTAGCCATTTATACTTTTTTAATAAATAGCCTATTGTAATTTTTTTATCTTTTCGGCATATAATCACCGTCTACCTTATTTACCCCTTGTTTGATAATTTTGAACAATTCCTCATCAAATTGAGCAACAAATTTTTTCCTGTCCATTTCTGGCATGGTTGACAACATTTTTACAAGTTCAGGACTTCCTGTGAGTTCTATCTTTGTTATTTGTCCTCCAGTTACATTTACATCTATTTTGTTTGGCATCAATCCCTGTTGTGTAAACTGTCTTCCTTGAATTCCAGTTGAATAATATTGAGTTAATGACTGATTATTTATTATCTGACTTATCCTTTGTTCCGCTTGTTTAAGTTCTCGTTGAGCTCTTCTTTGTTCTTGGTTTCTTTTTTTCATCTCATCGGTCATTTCCGCACCCGAAATCATTGGTTGATTTTTCATTAACTCATTAATTTTTGCCGCCTCATCTTTTATCATATTTAACATTTTGGGAAAATCAGTAGCGCTAGTTGGGATTCCTCCTGCTCTTTCTTTGGCTTCTTTTGCAACCTGTTCACCCAAAGTTTCGAGTGATTTTTCCAAGTCTTTTATAGCATTATCGTCACCTTTAATTAAACTTTCAACGCTTTCTTTAACCCCACGAAACAACGCATTTGACTTTTCTCTAGAACCCTCTGTTGTGATTCCTGTTTGGTCAGCGGCAGTTTTGGTTACTGCATATCCTAATCTTCTTAATGTTTCCTGAAGTTCTATTACAGTTTTTCCTGAGGCAAGACCAAGTGTTAATCTATCCTTTATTGATGCAATATTTGTATTCATCAATGTTTGTGTATCTAATTGACTTCTCTGAATTTCCTCCAAAGTTTTGGGTGCTCCTTTCTGTAATTCAATAAGTGTTTCAATTTGGTCGTTAGACAGTTTTTGTAATTCAACCGATTTTCTACTTCCGTCGTCTTGAAGCATATCAATTACATACTTTCCTTCTTTATCCATCCTCGCTAAGTTGGCAAGTAACATTTTGTCTTCCTCGGATTCGAATTGGAAATCAGGTTTTATCATCTCTAATTTCCTTTGAACGTCTGCAGCATTAAGTGATAATTTCATAAGTTCTTCACTACTCATACCTGCTTGGTCCGCAATTTCTCTCAACATTAACTTACCGTAAGGTGTAATTTCAAATCTTTTTGTTTGCTCATTGAATTCACTATATTGTGCGGTCATTTCAACCAAAGCATCTTGTAGTCCTTCAGGGTCCATAAGTGATTTATACATTAACTCAAATGGGTCTGTTAAAGTTCCAACTGACACACCTAATCTTTGGAACGCGCTCGAAAGTTCTATTGCCTTCTCAGGTTTAAGTGCGTTTTCCGCTAATTGGAAGACTTGGTTCATGTCGAATTTGAGGACTGTGGCTTTAGTAGCCATCCTTGTCAATCCTTCAACACCATCTTGAAAATTAAATTGATTCATTTTGCTCATGTATTGAAACGTGGTGTCCATAACTTGTACAAGGTTTGCACCTACGTTTCTAACATAACCTATGGCATTTTCTAATTCGGGTCCTATTCTTGAGAATTGTACTCCTATTGATTGAAAATCTTCTACCATACTATCCACTGTCCTACCCATAACTTGGCTTGCGGATAATAAACTTTTAATATCATCTGTGCTTGCTATTACATTTCTTCTTGTGGCAACGGAAATTGCTTCAAAAGCCTGTGCAGCATCTTCGAATTTTAAACCTAAGAGAGCCGCTTCGGGTGTTGCATCTGCAAGAGCAACTTTGAGCTCTGCAACTCTTTCTCTGGTCATTCCAAACAGGTAATTAACACTTCTAGCCCTACCCTCTAATTCCTTCATTACATGTTTGACACCATCTAGTCCAAGACCTTGGCCTTCTTTATTTTCATTATCTACTGTACCTTTAGTTGTGAAGGCTTTTATAAAACTTTCTAAAACATCCATAAAAATAAATAGGGTGAATTATACTTTCTTATTGAGTTCTATCCACTTGTCGAGCAAATATTTCCTAACGAAAATTGGCATTTTCATAAAGTCTTCCCATGAGACTTTTAATAGAGTAGATAAATAATAAAATTCGTCTAGTTGTCCAACCCTATAATCAGAAGAAAGGACGAAAAAATTCAACCCCAAACCCAACGTTGATTGTGAGTTTTTCTCCTGATGGGGTTGTGATTGTTTTTCTTAAATCTAACCTTGGAGTATTTTCATCCAAGAATTTTTTAATTAATTTAGAATCCGAAATCGGAAGTTGTTCTATGAATTTTGCAATATATCCTTTGTCTGTATTTCCCCCAACATCTACTATTTGTTTTTGAAGTTTGGTTGTTACTGAAGGTGAAATTCTACCTTGCGGATAGCTGTCTAATATTTTACTTATTTCACTAGAGTCACCTAAAGTGAGTGGTTTAAGTTTCACACTTACTTTACTTTTAGGCAGTTCTAAAGAGAAAGTACCATCAGCATTAGGTTCTTGCCCTTTAACAATTGGTAATTCATCTAACCTAACAGTTGTACTGAATTGTTTACTTGTTTTTGGGTCAGTGGCATTTATGTTAATATCCGGTCCAAAAGATGAGTTCCTTAGGAATATGAGTATTGCCTCTACATCACCCTCTAAAAGTTCTTCCACTTTTAAATCTGGCTCATACAATTTATTTCTTATTAAATTAAGTGTTAAATTATCAGAACCTCCCATTATAATGTTCTCATCCGCGGCAGTTAAATATCCAACTTTAACCGACCTTTTTTTATTCTTGTAAAAGAATCCCTCTGAAGGTAGAGGTACTACATCATGTGGTAATGTTAAATTTTCTTGTCCGTATTGTCTTGATTGGTCATCCATATAAAAAAATTAACCCTAAAGTTTATGCCTTTAGGGTTAAATATAATACCAATTAATTTTAAATAAATAATATTAATAAACTAATACACAACGGTCCATTCTCATAGTAGCAGTTATAGTTGCTAAACCATCTTGGTTATAAGCCAAAGAATTAAAGTTTACGTCAGTCAAGAATGTTCCGTAAAGAATCCACTTTTCTACAACTACACCTGTTGGGTCCAACATTTCCAAGTCTACGTCTTTTTTGTAACCTGCAGCATAACCCATACGACCTGTTACAGATTCTGCATGTAAACGTACCCACTCCATCAAAGCTTGTGAAGCTGAAGGACCGATTGGGTCTCTAAATGTTACGTTAAGTGTTTGCCAGTTAAATCTTCCTGCAACCCATACAGATGTATTAAGGAAAGGAATCTCAGTTGCAGCGATTTGTATATGAGGTCTAGCAGTACTTTCTACAAACCATTCATTGATACCCAAACTCGACGGAAACCTCAAAATGAAACGATTCTGACGTTTCGGTTCATAGGGTATTGGCATTTTCATTAGTAAGTCAGCCATGTTAAAATTTTTTTACTTTTTCGTTTATATGATATAAATATATGATGTTTAAAAATTTTTCTATTTACTTTGTAATTTAAAAAAAATACATTTATTTATATTCTTCTTTACTTCCAGTTCCAGTATAAAAAGTTTTAACTGGTTTTTCTGGTTTATCTTTATAATGTTTTCTCATTGATTCTATATTCTTAGGGTCATCATCTGAAAAACCTATCATAAAATCACTAGGCATAAATTTATTACCTAAATCTTTTTTTAAATAAGCTCTTTTGTTTAATAGAGCTGCCATTCCCTTAATGTAATCTATAAAATCGTCCATCGCCATAATTTTAAGTTCCTCGGGTGATGCAGGACTTGACTCTGAACCAAATGATACGGGGAAGTATTTGTTTAATGAAAGATAAGATTTGATAAGTTCTTGGTCGGACATTTCTTCCTCCCCCACAAAAGACCTGTACTTTCTTAAATTTTTTAAAAGTTCATTTTTATCTATCCCCCCAAAACCGGAGACAATATAATTGTACACCGCTTGCTTTAAAGTTTCAGGATTGTGTCCTCGAGCAGTTATGATTGAAAATATCGAACCATTATTTATGGCCTCTCTGAAATCATCGAAAGCAGGGCCTTCTTTAGCCCTAAGTGAATCAATTATAAATTGTTTATCACCTTCAGTTCTAAAATAACGGAAAGGTTGGTCAGCATATCCTACTATTTCTTCACCATTATAATTGAAAGTCTCTTTCCCAATTTGACCTCTGTATTTGGCAAAATCCTCAGTACTCATCCCCACTTCTTTCCCGTCAGAATTTTTCACCATTATTTTGGTGGGCATATGAACAATGTTATCATCCCAATCGAATGCATAGTATTTCATATTGGGTGTTGTCTCGTCTTTAAAAGATTCTTTAACTATTTTCAACATATGATATAAATATCAAAACTACGAATAATTTACCTAACAAAAAAACCCTTCATTTCTGAAGGGTTTAGATTTTGTTTGATTGAACTTATATGTTTTCAAACGAAGCTCCTGTTGGAGTGATAAAGAACTCTATTTCTATAAATTCGAGTGCCTTTGTTGGTTTGAGATAAATTCTACCTGTAAGAGTATTTCTATCCAAATCTTCAGGTGAAGAAGATACGGTCACACGGAAGTCATATAAACCTCTGTCTCTTCTGATAGAATCCAAAATTGGATTTACACTATCTAAGAACTGTTGTCTAACGATTTGGTCGTTTTGTTCGAACAACAATCTAACTGCAACTGCCGAAATCAACTTACGTGCTTGTAGTAATAACCTTCTCACATTCAATCTATCTAGTGCTGAACTTGCTACTTGGAGGGTTTTATTACCCCAAATTACAGTTCCGACATCAGAGAAAGTTGCAATTGGATTAATTCTACCTTGATAAAGAGTGTCTCTATCTTCTTGAGTTAGTTTCAATCTCGCTTTTACTGAATTAACAAGACCTCTTGTGTAACCCGCTGATGCGAACCAAGGGAATGCGATGTTGTCAGTCAAAGCTAAGTTTCTACAAACCTCACCTGTAGGAGGTATATAAATTTGTGTATTATTAACAGTGTCTCTAACAAGAATCCAAGGATAATACGTTGCCGTATAGTTGGAATCAATTGCTGAATTATCTAAATTATCTACAGCTTCCTGTGGATAAATAATTAAATCACCATTATTAGAATCTGTTGTGTACATAGGATAGTCAGGAGTAGTACAGATGTATACTGAGTCTGCTCTAGAGAATTGAACCATGTTTATTGCCGCTTCGACAAGTTTTGGATTATTAACATAATCGATACTTGATGTTGCGAATACATTTATGTTTGTAGATTCAGGATTTTGGAAAGACAATATACCAAGTAGGTATGCGTAATAGTCAGAGTTTGCAAAATCTTGAGTATTTTTCTCTACAATAATTCTCTTGAACATTCCTTCACCTGTTGCTGATGGGTACCTCGAAGAAGGTGCCGCACCTGCCAAGTAACCAGAAGCTCCTAATCTATATCTGTCCTCATTTGTACGGTATTCTCTATAGATGTCCCATCCATCGAAACCACCTGCGAAACACACTGTGAACTTCCTTGAGTAAATAAAATAATAAGGGTTTTCTTGTGTGTCAGGTTCTGCTCTAAAATCTGCGTCTCCACAAGCAAACGCTGTTTCACCACTTGTTACGTATTCTGCTCCGATAGTAACCACAGTTGCCCCTGAGTCCATATGGAAACCTTGGGTAAGGTAGTTCCAAGGAGTTGAGTCAGTTGCAATACCCCAAGTTGCTGCTGATGGATTTCTTTTACCTTTATATTGTAAGAAAGAAACGTCAGTACCAATTTTTGTTGAAAAACCTAAATATGTTCTTCTAACATTATCACCAGTAGATTCATCAATCGATGCACCAAAAGCTGAAATTCCAAAAGGAGGATTGTAAATTACTTCACCTGGAAAATCATATTTTGTTTTATAAATAGGAATTGGAGATTTGTTAGTTGTTGAATCGTAAATTCTTTGGTCATATCCATAGAATCCACAAGGTAAAGCGTCTATAGGAGCTTCCTCAGACATTTCAACCATTATGTATTTAGAAACCAAAGGATATTCACCATCATAAGAACCAATTTTTTTACCAATAAAACTATTTGAAGCCGGGTCCATTGTACAGTTAGTGAATTTCTCAATAACAACTGGATTTTGGTCAGTATCAAAGAAGTTTCTAACTAATACATCAAACGACAAATTAGAAAACGAAATATTCGAAATTGACACCTTGATTTCAGTGTTAGCATCCGTTCCATCAGAGATGGACATAAATCTAAATAATTTATAAACCTTATTACCTCTTAACTCAGATACTAAGAAAGGAGTAATAGGACTTTGATATTTTTCTAAATTCCAAGCAATTGAATCTGAGTTGAACGATACTGCCGCTGGTAGAGAAATCAAATTACAACTTAATCCTTTAATATACCCTTTGTCATATAACTCATTTAGTTCCACAGGATAAATTTCTTCCACAAAAAGAGGAACTTCAAATCTTGATTTATCAAAATTGGAAACTCCGAATACTTTTGTTAAGTACTTGCTACTAACTGATGAGAAAGAAGTTTCAAATGAAAAAGTATCAGAATCAACAGTTATACCTGATATTAAGAATGTACCGAATGGGTCAGAACTTACACCTGAGTACGAACCAGTACAAACCATATTTACATCAGAAGTTCCAGTAACTTGATATTGAGGACCATGGTTAGATGAATCGTACAAAGAAATACCTCTTGAACGAAGAGTTGCTAAAACCATATTATTATAATCTTCGTATGCAGTACCTGAATAAGAATATACATTACCTGAGATAGTACCTGTGAAGTTTGAATCTCCGTCGTCAGTTAAAGAACTAACTACATAATCAAATGAAAATCCTGAGTAATTATCACCTGAGTAATTATCGAAGTTAGAATATAACCAAGGATAATTGTCAGAATTTGATAAATCATTCAGTGTAAAGTTCAAAGAGTTTACTCCAAAGGTATTTGTTAATGTTGTATAATTTGCAGATAAATCTGTATAATCACTTTCCAAGATAGAACCATAAACAATTGCAGTTGTTGCAGTAGTTGCTGGAGTATCTAAAAACTGGCCTAAATAAACAGAAAAATCATTGTTGAACGTTGAAACAGAACCGTCGCTCAATCTATACTGAACATTTAAAAGAGATTGTACCTGAGCCGGTAAAGAACCTGTTAATTCAATTGTGTTGCCTGTTGCACTTCCACTAAATGTACAAGTCCAAGGAGTACCACCAACGACTGAAAAATCAATTGAAGTTGGGTCAACATTAGCCGTTGCAGTTATAGTCCAAGAAGGACCTGCGTCATATCCTGACAAACCTAAAATTCTTGTAACAAAAAGTTGGTTTGATTGTTGAAGATATGATTTTGCAATGTAAGCTGCTTCATATTTTGGGATTTGTGTCCCCTGAAATTTAGTTGGTTCGGTTCCCCCGAAAAACGCTTGGAATTCATCGTAGTTTGTTATAAAGATTGGTTCGAAGGCAGGACCTTTTATTGTCTCACCTACTAAACCCAAAGTTGTAACACCCACACTCTGTGCCACAAAAGACAAGTCGGTTTCTGAAGTATAAACACCTGGAGAAACAAACACTTTCTGATTTACTTGAGCTGTTGCCATTATTATTGGTTTCTATTAAAGATTTATTTTTATTCATAAATATTAGTATTCACACCAAAAAACTTGACTTTTCCCAATCTATTTGTATTTAGTAAGAAAGTTTTCTGCCTTTTTTATCTTTTATGGACAGCATATATTCAATCCCAATAA